ACACATCTTTGGATTCAGTGTCAGTGAGACCAGTGATTTGTTTCGTGGTATCAATCTAGGTAGTTACGCTAGTACAACCTTTACCTTAGATATGAAAGACTTCAAGTATGAAGAGGTACCCTTCTTTATTAAGGACTTCTATCCAACAATGAAAAAGTTAAACGCAAGAGAATTGCCAAGCTTCTATGAAAGATTTGGTAGTATAGAGAAAGGTGGTAGACCTACTAGAATTATGTCTAAGGTTTTAGACACTGCTATGTACACAGAGGGTACGTATACACAAGACTTGACAAAACAACTGTCACAGTCTATGATAAGGAATCAATTATTTTTTAACCAGTCTGCTACCTTTGAGTATGAAGGAATGCAAGATCTTAAAGCTGGAGAGGTTGTTCAAGTCAATAAGTACAACGCAAGATCTGGAAAATTAGAACCTGTCATTAGTGGTAAATACATAGTAGGCAAGATATACAGACAATTTTTATCTGAGAGAGACATGATGTCTACTAGAGTAACTCTGTACAGGGATAACTTAGGATGAACATAGAGAGTGCTGCACACGCCATCGGTAGAGATGGAATGAATTGGTGGATCGGACAAATCGAAAACGATGGGTCTGATCCAGAGTATAGTGGTGCGAACGCAAAAGATTACGATTATACAGGAAAAGTTAAGGTAAGGATAGTTGGGTATCACAACCCAGATAAGACAATTCTACCTACAGCAGACTTGCCATGGGCTAGTTGTGTTATGCCTGTAGTATATGCTCAGAGAAGTGGCATGGGATCTGTTCAACAGTTACAGGTTACCAGTTGGGTGGTTGGATTCTTTATGGATGGTGCATCGGCACAGATACCTATTATTATGGGTAGTATCAGTGACCAGAACCCAGAAGGAACATACTCGAAGGAACCAACAGATAAGAATAGAGGTTATCAACAGATATTTGCCCCAGACTACAATCCAAAACTACATGGGGATGGTGGTAGTACACCTGGTGGTACTGCTGATACAACAGAGAAAGACAAGAACGGTAATAATACAAACACAGGAGGAGGAGAAGAACAGGGAGGTAGTGATGATAAGAAGACTGTATCTACTGTCAATGAACGTGGTAAGGCATCACAACAAACAGATGCCCAGAAAGCAGCAGACAAGAGAAAGAAGTATACAGTACATGTAGGTAATGGTAAGTGTGGTACTCCTGCTGACGTAAAGATGAAGGGTGCTACTGCTGAGTTCTTAAAGTGGGCTAGAGGTATAGAACAGAATGAGATAGGTGAGTTCATCGACAAACAGACTGGTGATATAGCAGACGTAGCTGATGAAATAGAATTGATGCAGAACAGGATGGGGGGATTCATGAACGGTGTTCTGAGTAACGTCAAAGGAACCATAATGAAGGAGGTTCAGTTAGAGATCGAGAAAGAAATTAATGACATTAAAACTCCTGATCCAGATTTATTAGATCCTACTGTTGATAAACTCAAGAACATAGGAGATCTAATTGAATGTCTCTTCAAACAGCTCAAAGAAGAATTGCTTGATGTCATCGGTGGACTATTGATGGATCTTCTCAGTCAAGTGCTTGATGCTGCCTTATGTTTAGTTCAAGATCTATTCCAAGAGTTATTTGGTGGTCTCATGGAAAAACTCATGGCTGGTATTGATGCTGCCTTGGGTATACTTCAAGGTGCGATAAGTGCTATTAAAGGAGCAGCAGATCTAATTCAAGGTATTACCAGAAACGTTCTTGAACTAATTGACATGGTTTGCGATGGTGACCTATCTTGTGCTCTTGGATTATCTACATTCGAGACAGGAGCAGGAGGTAAGGAGAGTGACGCAGACAAGCAAAAGAAACAAGTTAGTCAGTACAGTGATGCAGCAAAGGGTGCATTGAAGAGTGGTAAGACTCAGGTAGTTGGCTCAGGTAAGCCGAACTCACGTGGTTGGGTTCCAGTCACTTCGTATGAAAATGGCAAACCTGTTAAGAAAGCATTTAATACTAGAAGTGGTGAGTTCGCAGAAGTTGGAGCACCAGGCACAGGTGTGAGTGATAAGTCATTTGAGAAGGGTAAGAGCTTAGTAGAGAAATTTGACAGTGTATATCCTATACGTGCTTCAGATGGTACTATCAACTACGAGACTGTTAATTGCTCACCAGAAAACACACGTAAGAAACCTTGCTTCCCAGAATTAATTTTTGACAATGCACAGTCCACAAGTATTATTAAGGCATTACCTATCATTGATGACATAGGTTCCATGGTTGGTGTATTGATGAGGAATAAAGGATCTAACATCAACACAACTGCTAGAGTAAGAGCAATGTTCACTTGTAACGAACCAGAGGGTACAGGTGCTAAACTTACACCTATCATCAAGAACGGAAGTATTGAGAAGATAAGAGTTGACAAACCAGGTATAGGTTATGGATTAGATCCAGACAACACATACTGCCCGAAAGAACAGAAGTTCTTCCTCATAGACAATGTAGAGTTAAATGATTACGCAGAGCCAGGTGATATCATTTTCTATCAGGAAGCAGATGGTGATCCAAACGAAGGCATTCTACAGATTATGGATTTCAACTATAATAATACTAACAAAGTTGCTCTTGCTACACTAGACAAGGACGCATATGTTCCACCTGGTCTAAAACTACAGACATCAGGTGGTTCATATATGTTTGAATTAAATCCTGATCAAGTATTCTTTGACCTTGCTATACCTGAGAACGCAACAGCGTTATATGCTAATTGTGATGAAATCATACCAGTCCTCGATACTATTGACATAACCAACGTAGGTAAAGGATATAAGGAACCTAAGATCTATGTTGGTGATGAAGAGATCGGTGACATTTCAGTTGACACACAGGGTAGGTTACTGACACCTACTATTACTACTAAGACTATAGGATTTATGCAACCTCGGATCGTTGATCCAGAAGGATTTGGTGCTAGAATCGTACCTACATATCAGTACGTAGGTCCAAGTAAGTTCACCGAGATCTTTGAGTCTCAATCATATATTGACTGCGTAGGACATCCAAATGGCTAGACAAGATACAAGTCAACTAAATTTATTTCAAGGTGATCAGCAGGAGAATGAAAATCCTCAACATATCACCAACTATCCAAAGAACTGGATAACAGTGACCTCAGCTGGTCATGTACTGGAGTTTGACAATACAGAAGACGGTGAAAGAATCAGATTAATCAATGGTAAGACTGGTTCTTTGATCGAAATGGACGAAGAAAAAGACACATATGTCATCAGTTCAAGAGATTTAAACCTAAATAGTGAAGCAACGACCACCCTGAAGGTCGGTAAAGATAAAAAACAGGACAAACTTATTATTCAGGTTATCGGTGACGCTCACCTTAATGTGGAAGGAGACTTACACACAGAGGTAGAGGGAAACAGATATGACACCGTAGATGGTGAGTATCAATTAACTGTTGGAGGCACTATGATGATTAATGCCAAGTCCAACATGGGTATTGATGTTAAGAATGAAATGAGGGTAATCACTAACTCCACCAACGAGAAATGTACCTTTAAAAAGGTAGACATGGAAGCTGGAGGTCAGTTAACAGAGGTTATCAATGGTAACCGTGTGATCAGAATGAATAAGGAAGGAGGAACGTTCGCGTTAGAATCAGCGGGTGATCTTCGTTTTAATGTCGATGGGTGCCACTACACTAAAGTTGGCAGAAACAGTTTTACAGAAGTCCAAGGTAGTATGAAAACTACTACTCATGGCGAAGGTATTGAATGTATCGAGGGTGGAGCACCCTCTGGAATGGACGTAAACAAGAGTTACGGTACAGGGTGGGAACTCGATACAAAGGGATCAGACGCAAAAATAAACACAACCGATTTTAGATTACAAGCACAGGGGACTGTGCAGATGAGTGCATCTGGTTCTGAATTTAGAATTACCTGTAATAACGGAATATACCTTAATTGACATTCTGACTTGAATGTACTATAGTAAAGGAACAAACACATGTTTGGTATGACAATTTCTTCTAGTCAAGCTAAAACTCTCGTTGATTTTATCAACGCTGAGAAAGCAAACTACATAGAGGAGAAAGTTAAGGGGATACCCAACCAGAAGAATGCTATGAAGATCTATAAAGAGATTCATGCTGATCTGGAGGACATCAAACACTATGCTGATGACATCATCAAGTATGCCAGATGTCATAGTGGCACAATGTCAACCCCAAATGCTTACCCACTGCCTTATCATAAGGATAGTGATTTTGGAGACCCATGGAAGACTTCTTAAAACAGTGTGAGGTGGATATCCCTGCACGTACATTTACTATTATCAGTGACCAATCACAAATTGAGAAACTGGTATGTGATGATTCTGAACAATTCATGAGGGTATTAGAATTTGTCAGAGCAACGTGCGAAGTAAATGAAGTATCGTACAAGTATTAATTATGTCACATTCAGTTACGTATCTAAAGATCAAAGACATCTTACGTAATGCCCCTAAACCAGTAACAGACGAGGTGCTATTAGAAGTAGCATCACTCGCTATTGCTGAGACTCTTGGTGAAAGAAATGTTGAACCTATTAACTGGGACAGCAAAATAAATGATGACCTTGGACTAGACTCACTGGATACAGTTGAGTTAGTGATGTTCCTTGAGGAATGCTTCAGCGTAGAAATACGAGATGAACAGGCAGGAGAGATAGTCACCGTAGGTGATGCTATCACTATCATCAAAGAGAATAAGGCAGGAAAACCACGTAAGGTCAACAAAAGAAAGGTCAGTAAGTCATTCGCTGAACAAACAACAGCGAGGGCAGAGAAACAAGCAGCACTTGATGCTGATATTGACAAAGCTTTAGATGAAGACTAAAAAAATATTTTACAATTA